GGAATTCCTCACAAATTGTATGTTTTACTTCTTACGAAGCTCGATTTGGTTCGAGTGGAAATACATGGTCGTTGCCCATGTGCGAAGTTTCTTTAATAAATAAAATAAAATAAAAATAAATAAAATAAATAAAATAAAATAAAAATAAATAAAATAAATAAAATAAATTAAAATAATTGTCATATGTATAGTGTCTAACACTTAAAATAGAATTGCGTTTGTCGTAAACCCACGACGTTAAAATATAGTGGATAAAAAGAGATTATGTTTTGTATATTTTGTCTCAGAAAATATTGTATAACTTTAGTATGCTGGAAGGATGTTCCGGTTTCTGTATTTATTTAAATTATTATTTTATCCCTCCGTAATCTTCAAAAGAGATTCGACATAAAATACAATTGTTCTTTTATTAAAGTCATGAATTAATATTATGAATATTTAAATATAGTTCACAGTTGAAAAATTGTACAATTACTGATCATGTAAAAATCAAGATCAAAAAACCCCCCCTGTGGTTTATCAGGGCGTGCTTAACACGATAGTGAGATCCAAGAATCAGAGTACAATGAATATTAAAATAACGATAACCCAAGCCCGCGCCAAACATTTTCGTGATTATCAAGTCCAAATGTGGTCTGATTTACAATCACATGATATTAAAATTAGTAAGTTGTTGAGAGATACAACCCTTGTTGATAGTAACGCTGATTGGTTACTAAGTTCTATTGAAAAATTATCATATCTGATGTTTTGTTTATACACAGCACCAGATAATGCTAATCGTATTAAGCATTTAGGTGCTTACTTATTATATCACTCAAATTCGAGTGTTATGTTTAAAGCTCACAAATTTTTGAAAGAAAATGCTGAAGAGCTTTTTAGTGTTAATGAATATATTCCCCAAAGTCACACAATGCGTGATATTTTGGATGATTGGGATCGTGCCAATGAATCCCCCCTAGCCATCAAAATGAGAGCTGTTGCATCTTATTGTATGGCATTTAGTTTGTTAGAAAAATGTGGTTTATCTGATGAGTTCGCTGAAATTATGTATGCAGAATTTCGTGTTAAGAAAGAATCAAAGAAAGTGACATCTTTCTTATACGCTATATTTGATGTCATAGAATTTGTATTATCTCGTGTACAAATTTGTTTTCAAAAAGGATCATTAGCTCCTATGTTTCATAGTAGTACTACATATTTAGATTGGTTTGCCAAAGTTGATGAAGTAAAATTGATGAGTAAAATGATTGGTAATCCTGAGATGGGAGGTTTTAAAATAGCTGACTATCGTATTTTGGTAGAACAGTGTATTACAAAAGGTGAATCTATGTTACCTTTTGCTAAAACTGTTGTTGAAAGGAAATCAATGCAAACTATTGTAGGAGAACTTAAAATTTTGAAATACGAAATAGAAGTTGAATCAACAGTTTCTAGAATGCGTGAGACTCCAATGGCATGTCTTATATTTGGTAATTCTAGTATAGGTAAATCATCTTTAACCGAATTAATGGGTAAGAGATATGCTCAGGTATGTGGTTTAGAATACTCACAAGATTGTAGATATGATCGAAGTCCCTTTGATCAATATATGAGCGGTTTTAAAACTTCCCATTGGTTTATGGTTATTGATGATGTTGCATGTCAAGAACCGTCCAAATGCACGAATGGCGATTTATCTTTGATAGACGTCATTCAAATTATTAATTGTGCACCATATACCTCCAACCAAGCTGAATTGGAGAAAAAAGGTAAGATACCAGTTTTAGCTAAATTGGTAGTGGCTAATTCTAATGTGATGAATATGAACGTGTTTCACTATTTTTCACATCCATCAGCAGTACAACGCCGTTTTAGTTTTGTATTAATTCCTTCCGTTAAGAAAGAATTTAGGAAAATTGATGGATCTGGGAATCATTATGATGCTCTAGATGGCATTAAAGCCAAAGTGTGGCAAGATGCTCATCCTGAAATCATGGGAAGTTCTCAAATCCCTGATTTTTGGGATTTTGATGTTGTGGAGTGGATACCAGCAGCTATTGGTTCTGCTAAAAAATTAGCATTAGAACATAGGCCATTTAATGGTCGCAAAATAGGTATGTGTGAGATGTTAGAATATTACGATCGTAAGATTATAGAACATATTGCTAGTCAAAAAGCAATGACTCAGAATATTACTGGTTTGCGTACTAGCAGATCGTGTGGTGTTTGTAGTAAACCTTATCAATTTTGTACTGATAGACTAAATCACTCAAGCTTAGATGATATGAAATGTGATAAGTGTCATAAAATTGAATGCATTTATAAGAATAATTGTAATATGTGTTCAATATGTCATAAAGTTGAAGCTCGATGTTCACATAGTAATTATCAACCACAAAATGAAGATTTACAATGTTGTAATTTTTGTGAACATAATGATTGTTTGTGGAGTGATTACCCTGAGGCTAGTAATCAATGTTGTGTAATGTGTGAAAGATGTATTAGCGAAGAAGATATTTTAGAAGGTTCATGCACATATTGTTTAATTAAAGATCAATATCAACCCCAATCAATGTTGGGTGATATGTTTCATACTTATTTATTGTGCTTATTGGCACTTGCTATTCAAAGTATGCGAGTGCGTACTAACGGTCTTAGATCGTTATCTTATAATCATCTAGTAAATAGGTATGATCAATTAACACTTGTTTCCAATCAATCTAACAATGTATTAGATTGGATGGATACAACACGTGATTACGTTGATTCTATGTATAGTACTGGTTTGAGATACAAACAAATAATTAGTGATATGGGTTTTAATGCAAGTACTTATTTGAGTAAGCGACCTATTATGTTGATTCTAGGTTCAGTATTAGCAGCAATTACAGCTGTTAAAACTTTATCTAAAATATCTAAATCACCGATTTTTAATTTTCAATCAGAAGGTGTTATACCTATTATGAAGGATGAAAAAGTTGATCCATGGAAGAGAACTCAATATGTGCTATCTCCATTAGATGTTGGTAGATCAGTTTCTAATTACAAATCTTTAAATCAGAGTCAATTTGTCGATATGATTAGTAAAAATAATTTTATTATTAATTTACATCTTAAAACTGGTATTAAAAGGACGCGAGCTTTTGCCTTTTCTGATAGATATTATTTGATAAATACACATGCTTTGTGTAATAGCAATGATTTTACTATTGATATATGTAGGCAATTGGTTGAAGAAGGTAGTACAGAAAATGTATTCGGTCTTAAAGTAGTACCATCTCAGATTCACCATCTAGGTGGAGATGTAAGTATTTTATTTTTACCACAACTTCCCCCTAGAAAGAATTTAGTAGATTTATTTGCTAAGCGTAGTTATAATGCTACGTCCCATGGGTTTTATGTGGGAAAAGATTTGAATGGTGACATTCTGTTCAAATCTCTTAAACAAATAAGACCTTTGATAATACATCATCCTTTGATAAATCAAGGTAAGCAATTTGACGGTTTTGAAGCCACTATTGCTGAACCTACTACCTCCGGCTTTTGTGGGTCACCAATGGTAGCGGAAAACTATCAGGGTAGAGTAGTATTGGGTATTCATAGTTTAGGGAATATGAGTACCAGTGTTGTTTCAGCACGAGTATATCATGAGGATTTGGTTAAATTTTTATCAGATAAAAATCCAATATCGTCTGGTGATGTTGTACTTAAATGTGATGAACGTGAATATGAATTGCAATTATTGCATAATAAAAGTGTTGCTAATTATTTAGAGAGTGGCACCTTATGTGTATATGGTGGTTTAAAAGGTCATCATAGTTCAGGGAAATCTTTAGTATGTGACACATTGGTTGCAAAAGATTTATGTGAAAATGAAAATTTTGTACGTACTCATGGTGCACCTGATATGAGTTCATGGAGACCTAAACGTATTGGAATTTTACCTATGATTGAACAAGGTTTTCCTTTACGTTATGATGATGTTAAGGAAGCTGTTGATGATTATTTTTTATCGGTTACAGTGCGATTAGATAATTCTGAGTTGGAATTATTGGAGAAATATAGTGAAGAGATAGCTATTAATGGTTCGCCAGGTGTTCGTGGTGTTGATCGTATTGATATGAATACTTCAGCAGGTATGCCTCATTGCAAAAGCAAAATCAATTATTTTTCTATTGATGAATCTAAAGAGTACAAAACTTATTTTCCTAAAGATGAATTAAGAAAGGAGATTGATTTCGCTTTAGATAATTATAAAGCTGGTTATAGAAATAATTTTATTTTTATGGGAGCTTTAAAAGATGAGGCTCGTGAATATTCCAAAATTCTGGAAGGTAAAACACGAGTTTTCACAGGTCAATCTGTGGCTCATTTAATTATAGGAAGACAATATTATTTATCCTTCATTCGTGTAATGCAAAGAAATCGTATTAAATTCGAATGTGCTGTTGGTACAAACGCTCATAGTGAAGATTGGGATGAAATAGCCCATTTCTTAAAGGATTTTTCGAGTTATATGTTTGATGGGGATTATAAAAATTATGATAAGAGTATGATGGCTATGGTTATAATGGCCATTTTTGATGGCATTATTGAATTTTATAAAAAACATAGTAAATATGATTCAGAAGACTACACTGTTATGCGAGGTGTAGCTTATGATGTAGCTTTTGCATATGTTAATTACTTTGGAGATTTGATGTCTTTTCTACGTAATAATCCTAGTGGTCACCTTTTGACAGTTATCATAAATTCAATATGTGGTAGTGTATATTTGCGTATTGGTTTTAAGGAAGCAACTGGTATGCCAATGTCAGAATATTCAACTTATGTGCATAGTGTAACCTATGGTGATGATGTTATTGTTGCTGTTAGTCCTGTTATCAGAGATTTATTTAATTTTGAAACTTACCAATCAGGATTGGCAAAATATAAAATTGTATTTACACCAGCTTCTAAAACTGGTGATACATATAAATTTAAATCATTTGAAGACCTTGATTTTTTAAAAAGATCATTTGTTTTCTCTGATGAATTGAATAGATATATATCTCCCCTATCTATAGGTTCGATTCATAAGTCGTTGGTAACTTGTGTTAAATCTAAAACAATTACTCCAGAAGATCAAATTGTTCAGATCTTTTCGAGTGCACACCGTGAAATGTGGCAACACGGTAAAGTAGAATTTACAAAATTTGTTGAATTGCGTAAACGAGTTTTTTCCCGTTGCAACTTGACACATTATGTTAAAGATAAATTATTTCCTAGTTATGATAATTTGTTAAATTATTATAGCTCGGAATTGCCTTCAAATGTATGGCTTAATGATGAACAAGCCATAGATTTTAATAATTATGTTCTTCAGGGTGCAGATGTCCTCACCCATTGTAAAACCAAAGGCATGTCTTTATATAGTTACTGCATCTCAAAAAATAGCGAAATTAGAGATGAGAATGGATCTAAAGAATGTATCTACCAGGGCGTTCCCCAAAATTCCTTTTTAGGAATGGATAGGTTGATATCCAAAGTCGCGATCTCGGATGTGCAAATGGTTACACGCACATACCGACTTAGATTAACCGCTAAACAAAATAATAATGAATATAAAACAATGGAATCTGAATTGGTCACATCGGATTTAAAACAAATTACATTGGAAGTAAAAGCTTCTGATGCAGTTGTGACTGAACAAATGAGTGGTTGGTCAAACACAGCACATTTACAACCATTTGATGAGCATCTTAATGAATATTTATCACGACCAGTTGAGATTTTCACTAATACAGTGGGTAATGGTATACCATTAAATATATCTTTACGAGCTTTTGAACGTTGGTGTTTAGAAACTCATGTTAAAAATAAATTATCTTATTATGGTTTTATTCGAGGTACATTTCATGTGCGTATACAAGCTGATGCTTCTTCATTTATTTATGGAGGTTTTTTAGTTAATATAGCACCTGGTGAAAATGTATCTACTACCAATGGTAGTGATATATGTTATCATAGTCAAAAGCAATGTGCTTATTTAGATTTAGGACTTAATAGTGATGTGCAATTGAGTAGTCAATTGTTAATGGATACGGAATGGGTGGATTTGCGATATATTAGTAATGTGTTAGCATTACATGTATATGAACTTGCTACACCGCAATCTGCAACAGGTGCAAGTACAACTACCGGTTTTAGAGTGTATGGTTGGATGACCGATGTTGAATTACATGGTGCAACCAATTATATTGTTCAGAGTGAAGATATCACAATCCATTCGAAACAAAATTTTGCCAAAGCACAACGTAATGTAGCAAATTTGGGTCTACGTAATCCAAATTTACCAACTAATTTTAACTTACCCCAAACTGTTGAAATGATTGATTTATTTCGGTGTAATCCTATTGTAGATATTTTCACCTGGGATCAAACCTTAGATGGTGGTACTGTATTAAGAGGTTATGATGTTAACCCTGCTATTGCTACGGTTTACACAAATATAGGTCATGGTGTACGATGTGATCATCCTATGTCATTATTTTCACGATACTTCAAATATTGGAGGGGTGACTTAAAATTTAAATTTAAAGTTTTTAAATCTGCTCATCATGCTGGCACATTACGTATAGCTTGGGATCCGACGACAGCTGTTAGTTTAGGTTCCACGTTGAATGTAAATATGAGTAAATTGTGGAATATTCGGGATGCTGATGAATTTGAGTTCAATGTACCACATGATAATTTTATATCTTGGTTTGAGACAGATATTGGGGTAGTATGGTCAGTAGATCATATTTATGAAGCTGCTTTTCCAGCTCCATCTTCTCTAAAGTCAAATGGTGGATTAGTAATTAAAGTATTTAATCGTTTGACTTCACCGGTATCTAGTTCTACTGTCACAATGGTGGTTCATATTGAACCAGGTGACAATTTTGAGTTTGCTCAAATGGAAGTAGGTCCAAATTTTTCATCCTATACTCTTCAAAGTGAGAGTATTAGTACAGAAGTGTACATGGGTGAAAAATTTAAAAATTTGAAAGATGTTCTGTCTCGACCAGCAATGCAACGTGTTATTAAAAAGGATAATACAGACGTAGGTGTGGGTCAATATAGATTTCCATCTTTTCCAGTTGAACTAGGCTATGACCCTAGTGGACCATGGTCTGTTCCAGGAGAGATAGTACCAAGTAGCGTTTTTTACGCGAATGCAGTGCGTCAGACATTAATAGCAAGGGTTATCAATATGTTTGTAGGTGTTAAGGGATCTATGAATTGGACTATATCTTGCTATGGTCAAGGGGTACCTATGAGTTTAGGATTGACTAATCCAGATTTAGTATATGATACTGCTTTGGTTCCAAAAATTGTGGCAACTAATGCGAATAAGTTATCGTATATACAATTTGCTGCTGCACCTTATGAGTGTGGCAGAGAAATTTTTAGTCCTGCTGTTAATCCTATTCACGAAGTTGAAGTTCCTTTTTATAGTCAATTTCGATATTGTGACACAACTAAAACTCAATTTTATCCAACTATTTCTTTTGAAGTAGATTCGATAGACTCCGTAGTCGCTTACCCGCGATTATATTGTGCCGCTGGCACAGATTTTGCTTTGGTGAGATTTAAAGGCGTTAAGCCTCAATATCTTTATCCAAACAATTGGCCTTTTATTTAAGGCCTTAATTTAACGCACGTTAAATAAATATATTAATATATCAAGACGCACAGGGTGCTGAGAGTATTAATATAAATGTTATATATGTATCTAATCAATGAGGTTAGTTGTATATAAAATACTATATGGGGTG